AAGTCCTTGAAAGTCTATCCATTCAGCCATATACTCTTGTTTGAAAGTTCTTTCGCATAAGTCTTTTTTGGCTGCTTCTATCTCTGCTTCACTTACATTGCCACCGGCTAATGTTGTGAACTGCCAACTTTGCCAATCATCATCTGTGTTGTTCCACATATCATAAAAGTAATTTCTACCCTTAGGTGATCCGATGATTAGTGCATGTCCTTCTCTGTCTGATAATGTTGGTCTTATAACTGCTTGCCATGTGTCATCTAATCTAGGTATGTCAGCGGCTTCATCTATTACCACAAAGTCAACACCTATACCTCTTATGCTATCTGGATTGTCTGCACTTCGTATCATTATCTGTGAACCATTTACTAGAGTTATTGTTAGTTCAGATTCATTTACTTTCTTTGTCCAGCGTTTATCTCGTAAAAATACTTTCAAGTCATCCCATATAATTTGTTTACCCATACGATAACTAGGTGCTATGTATAAACATTTTGTCATAGGATATCGTGCATGTTTAGCCAAGGCGGCTATGCTGGCATAACTTTTACCAAATCTTCTTCCTGCGGCAACTACTTTAAATCGTGCAGGTGAGTCTAGTATTTCTCGTTGAGGGTTTGTTAACTTCATATCTATTCATCTTCTTCAATCCATGGTAACACTTGTTCACCTTGCGTTTGTTCTGCATCTGGATTCATGCCAAGCCAGTTCTTGCTCAGCCATATCTGTGTGGTTGGGTTTAGTCTGTGTATAGCATTTTCAATCATGCTTTCTAACAGTCTATGTTTGAGTTTTTGTCTGCTTCGCTCTACTTCTGAACGGAAATGATCTCTGAATGTGCCTTCTTTTACTTGAAAGTATTCTGCCATATCTTTGTATGAACAGTGTAGTGCGGCTAATTTACGCACTTCTTCTACAGGAATGATTTGTTTGTTTTGGCCACGACCAACTACAACACCACGCACTGTTTTTTCTGCGTATCTGCGTTTAGGTTGATAAGGTTTGTTTTCTAGTTCGTAAGAATCGTCAAGTTGAACATAGTATTTGCCATCTATCTCTATCCAATCTTCTTTTTGTGGGGATTCCGCGAAACTTGGGCCTTGGTTGTTATCATCAGTCATATTAATTCCTGTAAATCACTGTTAAGCGTAGTGTGAACGCACAGTTATTTATCAGGAATTGGCTTTTTTGCGGGGGATAGTGTGGTTTGTGACTTCTGTGAGTCGTAATTTGTCTTCAAATATCCAATACTTGTTGCGAGTATAAGCATCTGTTATAGCAAACAGTTCTTTGACTGTGGTTATTTGTTGTTGTGTGGGATTTGGATCTAGTGCTACAGTTCTACACCAATATTCCATTTGTAGTGGCACACTGCCTTTGGTAATAAGTCTTTTTCTTTCTTTTTGTGTTAACTCCATAACAGATATTTATAGGAGCCACTTTACTTTCCATTCTTTAATTGATCTACAATGTCATTGACTCTTTGCGGATCAAGTTCTTTGATATTAGCCAGTGCATCTTGTTCTTGATAAAACTTTATGTGCTCACAGTGTTCTTTGTAGTCACGCCATTGCTGTGTGTCTGCTAGTTTATGCTGTGCTTGAGTAATTGAGTCTAACTCGTTCCATTCAGCACAGCAATACATAGACTTGCCGTGAATTGCTGCTTCTAATTCACTTCTAGGAGTGTAGCAGGGTTGTTTATGCTTCATTATGTTTCCTTTTAACCGTATGCCACTTGATATGTGCGCCATCACAGTCAGCACAGATATACTTTGCTTTGTGTGGACCCCAGTTACCTCGCACCATTAGCCATGTATGCCCTGTGTGCTGTTTAACAGGGTCATACTTCTTCTTTGCTTTCATTAAAACATATCCTCAGTGAACACATCTTCTGGTTTACGCCAGTAGCCGCTACCCATATAAAATTGTGTTTGCTTTTTGCTGAGGTTCTCTGCTCTCAACTCTACAATATATTCTGCATCACCTAGCCATAACATTACCAGTGGTGTGTCGTTTTCATCAAAATACATCACAGCACTTGTCTTAGGCACTATGGGTAATTTCTGTGGCACACCTGCAATATACTTGCCTGCATCACGCAACTTGCCCACATAACTATCTTCTCTGTTAGGTAATGCTTTCATAAAGTCTAAGGCGGCATCATAACCATACCAGTCACGCATATTTTCTGCAATAGTGCCTTTGAGTTCGCGTTTGCGACCATAGTTAACCATACTGCAACTAAACTGTTTGTTTGTGCTGTCGTCCCAAGTTATACTCACATTAACTGTTCTGCGGTCAGGTGATTTCTTTTTGAGGTGATTAACGCTGATTCCAATTGTGACAACTTGCGGCGGCACATTATCTTTTTCTTTTAAATGGGGAACAGCATCTCTGATGCGAGCCACCGGAGGTGACGAAGTCACTGGCTTTGCCTTTATTTCTGCTGCTTCAGCGGAATATGTATAATTCACACTACACAAATTATTTGTTACATTGTTACACTTGTTACTTGTTATATTTTCGCGGTCTGAGTCTTTTAAAAAATCTCTTATATCTTTTTGTTTTGCCATTTTATATTCTCCTAATATATGGTTTGTTGTGTATTATACTGTGATCAACCATTTAAGTCAATCTATTTTTGCCATTTGTGATAAATATTATATGTAGCAACAAATATTATCCTAATATATGCTTTAAGTTTTGCCACTTATTTTTGCTACACAATTAGCGTTTTTTGCCATTCGCTAATTACCCCGGTAAGTATTGCTAGAGTGGCCTCGAGCAATACAACTTTAAACCTCACTAGTATCTAACCACTAGTGAGGTTTTTTTATACCTCAAAGAATTGTTTACCAATATCACTCATTGGTAGTTCTTGTCTTGTGTTTTTGATTGCACCTAAGTTGATGTTGTGTTGAAAGAACTTGCATAACTTTTCAGTTGCAATAGCACCTTCATAGTTTGGTGTGCTGTCAGCATTGATAACATTGTCCTGAAACTTCTTTAATCTCATTTCACCATTAAACCAAACAGCAATACCTTTTTGATATGCATTTATAATGGGTAACCATTTCTTGTAGTTTTGATAACTGCTTACTGCATAAGTTTTGTAAGTTTTAAGATGCTTGTCATAAGGATCAATGCTAACTATGTCTAATTCATAATAAGGTTGACCATCAAAGCGACTGTTTTTTCTTTTGGTTATATCAAACACATAATAATCTCTCATTAGTATTTCTCCCAACCTGCTTCACGCATCATTTGTTCTACTTCTGCTGGTGTTAACTTTGAACCGCCTATGTAATCATCTGGATACAGTTCTCCTGATCTATATGCATCATAGTCGGGGTGTTTTGGGTGATATAGAGGTGATTGTTTGTTCCAATACTCGCCTTCTTGCACTGCTTGACGCCATCTAGGAACATCTTCAAACACAGTTTTAGTCAAATGCCAATCAGGATTATAATAGTATGCATCACCGTATTTTGTTTGATGTGTTTCGATTGTTTGCGGATGTAACTTGCGTTCTTCAGCAATCTCATACCATGTTCTACCATACATTTTTTCATATTTGGTAGGGCTTTTTCGACGCTGATAGATTGAACCAAAGTTTCTGATTCTCATCCTTATTGCTTCATCGGTCACACTCTCAGATTTTGCAAAATCAGTGATGTGAAAGCCGTGTGTTCTTTCAAAGTTGTTGTTTATTCGTTTTGCCATATTTTTCTCCGGTATAACTTTATTTATCTTCTTTACAGATATTTGGGTAGTTATGTGGCCTTACGCCACCTCTACAATTCTATAACAATATTGGTTTGTAACTAAATCATATGTAGATTTGCTAGGAGGTATCTTTTTATCTGCTTTTGCCAATGCTTCTTCCATAGTATTGCCAGTAAAAGTTATGACGGATTCTGGATATTGACTGTGATATACTTCAATAGTAACCATTACGCCACCTCCTTTACAATACCATATGACAGGTTGTTTATAGGTCTGCCACACCAGATATAAGTTATACCCATCATATATGATTCTTTTTTAGTATCTAATATACTCTTAAGAGTATTAACATACTTTGTATGATCATCAAAACATTGGTCCATATCTCCTTTAACTCTTAGTGGCCAATTTTCACTTTCAAGTGTATCTGCGTTAATATACCATAATTTTTTATTCATTACGCCACCTCCTGTTGTGCTAATTCTTTCAACCATGCATCTTTGTAAGTGTGATTACACTCACAGCCCAATATATCTACAGCCATCATATGTGCTACAAGAGAGGCGTGACTTTTAGCACTGGCTATATCTTCTATGCCTAAAAGACTATAATCAATATAAAATTGAGTGAAGTTCTCAGTGTCAAAATCTATTTCGATAAGAGTTGAACTGCCTGCATTAGCATTCATTCTATAGTGTGTGTCTTGATCTATATTGCTTACTGGCAATACAAGAGTTGCTGTTTCTGTGTCAAATTCTGTTATCATAATATTCCTACCTATTTAATGTAAGCATTATTGCTTAACATAGTAGTATTATACACATTTATCTAGCAATGTCAACCATAAAAAAACCCTCAACACAGATACGGAACTGTGAAGAGGGTTTGATACATAAAATTACCAACAAATGTCCACACTTATTAAACATTTGCCGGGCTAACACAACACCTATTGCTGCATTAACAGGGATATTATAACATCTTTTAAGGTGATGTCAACCTTTTTATTTGTTCTTGTGCCCAACTTTGTGCTCTGACTCCACCCCACAAGTTCATTGCTTGAATAACTTTGCTGGTTTTGTTGTCTAAGCCTTTTGCTTTGGCATCTCTGTAATTTTGTTTGTGACGAGCAATAAAGGATACCATACGCTTCAGTGTGTCTAAACTGAGATTATCGCCATTGGCTAATTGATTTGCTCTGGCAAGTCCTACTCTGGTGCCTGCTTGCCTACTTGCTGGCAGTTCTTCTCTTTCTTTTAACGCCTTTTTAGCGGCATCTCTTGCAAATTTAGGTGCAACTGGCATGTTATACTACCATGTTGGCTATAATGCCTGCTAAGGTGGTTACAGTAAGCCCTAGGACCCAAAAAATACGGTTATCTAACTTGTCTAAACGCCCATTGAAGTGTTCTTTGTTTTCTTTTATCTCATCTTCCACTCTGTGTATACAATCATGTATGTGTGCAAGATGATTATTTTTTATTACATCAATATCTTTGGCTAGATCGTTGATTTCTATTTGCTGTTGCAATTGAACTTTAGTCTGTGGCATGAGTCAGTTCCACATGTTTCTTAATTCCGTCTAAATCACAGTCACAATTGGCAATAATAAAATTAACCGCTGTTAATCTGTGCTCTCCGGGCAAAGTTTGTATGTAATCATTATATTTTTGTAATAATTGTTCAATTTCCATCTTCATATCCTATCTTTTTACGCAACTGTTCTAGTTGTGCTTTGTTTTGTTGTATCAACACTGGTATTGGAGTTGAGTCTCCACCTTCTTCTGGGTGACTCCACAACCACTCACTGTTGGCATATTGTGCGTTCAAATCATCACACTGTTTATTTAACCAATCCACTGTTTTACCAGTGCATTTATACACAAAAGCCTCATGTTTAGTTGATCCAAACAACATAGCCCAGGTGTTATGTGATGTTTCACTGTAATCAACAAACAATATGTTGTTTTCCATGTGAGCCTTATAACTCCAAGGACATACTCCGCGTATTTTAGCAAAGTATGTGGCCCAGTTATCCTCTTTTAGATCCTTTCTTTCCACCGCGTTGTGTTTTCTTCTTTTTCTTCATTCCGCCTCTTTGTGATTTTGGCATTGTTATCTCCTTGTTGATCTTCTTGCGGCACCGCCTTGTGCAATACGCATTCCTTTGTTAAAACTAGGTGAGTATCTACTAGGTTGAGTTCCACCCTTCCTAGCATAAGCAGCACCTGCTCTGTGTCCACCGCAATCTACTTTGCACGGTGATCCTTTGTATATTCTTCTACTGGCCATGTTATATCTCTTGTTTTCCAAATATCAATTGATTGATATGCGTTAATTTAAGCAGTGTCTTGTCTCCTGACGCAACACTGTAACTCACAGTGTTATCTGTGTTGGCTGTTGCAATGGTTTGTGCATTACCTGATAAGTTTCTAATGCCCAAATAGTAAACACCACCTGTGCCACTACCATCGTGTCCTCTGCCATTTGCTCCTACTTTAAGATTAACTGGATTAAAACTATAAGTTTGTGCAGGTGCTGTTGCTAGATCATATTGCATATAGTTTACATCACCGACAAAATCAATTGAAGTTGTATCTGATTGTATAGTTAAGGTATTAGCGGAGTGTTCAACTGGTGACTCCATCACAATTTGATACTCTTCAGAAATTGTTGAAGTATCTAAACTGCTAATTGTAATTATATCTGATGTTGTAGGTGTGCTACTGTTAACACTTTGCAACACAAAGTTTTCACTTTGTTCTGCTAAATTAAACTTGTATTCTCTGCCTGTTACACCACCTACAACACCTGCATCAAATGCACCACCTGCTGCAGTTTGCGAAGCAAAGTTAAATCCGGGACTTCCGCCTAATACAGTGTATGAAGTTATTGTGGTTAAAGCAGCATCTTCATATATCTTGAAGTAATCTAATCCAACAGCAGTGTTTAGATACTCTAAATATTTTACTTGATTACGCAATGCACTTTCATTACCTGATCCACTGGCAGCAATTGAATTATTAAATGTTACTGCTTGACCTGAAATGTTACCCGGACCTGACGCGACTCTCATAACAGGTGCTGATCCGTCACCACCTAAATAAATGTTACTTACTAGATCTTGTATAGCAAAAGTTGTAAGAGCAGTGTTATCTATACGCAAAACACCCATCTCTTGGTCACCAACACTGCCTGCGCCTGCTCTACCACTGTTTGTGATAGATAGTTTACCACCTGAACTTGCACTAACATTAGCATAGTTTACATTAGCCCATGCTCCTGGTGTGCCTGCGTATGCACTTTGTGGTGTTTGACCTGTTCCGTTAAAGGCTGGTGCAAATGTAACTGGTTTAGAATTACCACCACCTAAGAATAGTTCACCGCCTTTGTATGCAAGATATGTGTCTGGATTTAAGCCATCTGATGTGGCTCCCATATACACATTGGTGTTACCTGCTGCTTGTCCGCCCCAAGTGTCCCAATTATCTGCTGCACCTACACTTATAAATGCAGGAACATTGTATGAACTTGGTGTTAAGTATGTGCCTGTGGTGCCCCAAAATGATATTCTACCTAATTCTTGGTTAATTCTAGGATATGTGTCATATGGGTTGCTGTTTATACTGCCTTCTGCAGTTGTAAAGAACAATCTTGTTGCACCTGAACCTTTTGTTACATCAAAGTTTAAATGAGTATTTTGTGAATATGACTTTGCAAGTATATGAGGCTGAATAGTTGAACTTACAGGTTCAACGCCATCCCAAAACTGTGTTAAACCAAATGCTGGAGCAGGGTCGGCTTCAGCCCTGTTGCTTAAATCACCATTTCTACCAACTATTATACCTGTTGGCACCTTGAGAGCAGTGTTTGCTGCAGTAACACTAGATCTTGCTACTGTGAATGCAGTGTCATCAACAAAACTGAATACAGAACTATTACCTATAGAATATATGTCAAAGTCTGCATTTGTAAAGCCTGTCTGAGGATAACCATACCTAATGTTAAGTGGAAACACTCGACCTAGTATGTTCAAACTGCCTGAACCACCACTTTCAAGTTCAGACTGCACAGTAACAACTAAACCTGTTGCGGTGTCTACTAATGCATTTCTCATGAACACATCATCAGTATATGTAACATCTGCTGTTTCTATTGCTGTTTCATTGAATGTTATTGTGCTGTTGGATACATCTGTGCCTGTAACATAAGCGGCTGCATCAAAGTAATCACTTAATATCATACCATTGTTTACTACACTAACATCTGTTGCAACATTAGAAACAGCATCTTTTATGTTGGTAACAGTTATTGTGTCGCTACCTGCAACAATGTTACCTTCTATTTTATAGAAAGTTATGTTGGCAGTGTCTGTGTAACTACCTCTCACACTTGATGTATACTGATTACCTGGGTATACAGCATAACCATCTGATGTGATTTTAGCCATATCAGTGTCTTCACCAGCGGCACCAAAGTTACCTGTGATATCAAAGTTTCTGTCTACATTTAAATCAAAGTCTGTGACAGCAGTTATGCTGTTCATTTGCGTCAATGCATTTGACATGTCAATATTGATTGTGCCACTAGTGGTAATTGGTCCACCTGATGGTGTTAAATTTGTTCCTGTAGAAATATCAATGCTGGTCACTGTGCCAGTTGCATCTATTCCTGGTTTTGTGACAAACTGTAAATCATTATTGCTGTCTAACTGTAATATTTGATCTGTTGTGCCAGGTGTTTTAGGGAAACTGTAACTGTTACCTACTTCTTCAGTTCCAATGTGAAACTGAGAGTCCATATATGCCACAGTTGCTTTTTCTGTGCTGGTCATATTGGAATAGAATGTAAAGTTATTTGTTGGGTCAGCAATTAATGCATCTGCAACTGATTCCTGTGTTGTTCTAAAACTTATTGTGCCTGGTGCTAAATTTGCGTCTGCTAATACAGCACCAAAGTAATTGAGGTTTGCTTCAAAAGGTGTGCCTATACTGCTTACAATGGCTGTTGCTGGCAAGTTTGTCACCCCATCTGCCAAGGTGCTACCACTAACAACAAATTTTCTGTATCTAGCACTGTCATGATTAATTGCACTGATCATGGTGTTTGCAGTGCTTTCTGTGATTGTGCCTGCAGTCCAATCTGTGTTAGGTCCTGCTTTGTATGTGCTTATGCGTGGCACACTGTAAACATTTGCACTGTCACCACTTGAACCTGAACTTTGTCTTGCTACAAAACCATTTTCTTGTAACACAACTGGTTGTGCATCAACACTGGTTCTTATAACTGTTGCTTCACCATCTTGTATGTAACTGTCTACTCTTGCATTACTGAAATATAAATTAGTGTTCTCAGGAACTATGCTGGTGTCTAGCACTGCTGACACAGATTGATTACTGCCATTACCTATAAAGATATTACCATCATTTAAGTTAGGTGTAGCATTTGTTCTACCTGCTCCGGTGATTGTGATTTTACCACCATTGCTGTTACCTTTTATAACTTTACCAACTGTTTGTAGTAATGCACTTTCACCTGTTGGTTTTGTTGTAGTAAGTGCGCCTGCTGTTGTGCTAACAAACAAACTATCACCAGTTGCAAACCCTGTTGTGTTATAACTTGTCAATAGACCATATATAACTAAGTCTGTGGTGTTAGTGGCTGTAACTGCTTCTGTGGTTACACCAAACACTGGCATCTTAGCGGCATCATCTGCATCTGCTTTGCTGACTTCTGGATTGTCTCCTGTGCCACCACTTATGTATACAGCATCGCCTTTTGCTAAGTCTTCACCTGCTATAACTGTTTTAATAA